CAACCAGACGGATATCCCGCTGGCGATGGCCTACGCCAACAAGACTGACTCGATGATGTCCATACCGCCGTTGATCGACCTGGCGGTGGCTAACCTCGACCACAGGCGGTTGCGCTCCGATTTCTGGCACTCGCTCCACAAGAACAACGTCCCGACGCCGTGGATCACGGGCGGGGGTGGGGACGAACCAGTAGAACTCGGGCCTAACACCCTGATCATGCTGCCCGACGGGGCGAGTGCGGGATACCTGGAACCCACGGGTGCCGCCGCTGCTGCTACGTCCAAGGAGCTGGAATCGGTCAAGGCCGACATGGCCGCCCTCGGGTTGGCTATGCTCGCACCCCAGAAACGTGCCGCTGAGACAGCGGAAGCCAAGAGGATCGACAAGTCCCAATCGGACTCGGCCCTGGCTACCGCATCCCGGTCGCTACAGGACGCACTGGAGACAGCACTCCAGTTTCACGCTAACTTCATGAAGCTGCCCACCGGCGGGTCGGTATCGATCAACCGTGAGTTCGACGGTGAACCACTGGCACCCGAGGCGTTAAAGGCGCTGTCGGAGCTACAGGCTAACGGGCAACTGAGCCTCGAGAGCCTCTGGTTGCTGATGGGTGAGCGTGGGGCGCTACCCGATGACTTCGACCCAGAGATTGAACTGGGGCGCATACAGTCCGAGATGGGACCGGAACCGATACAACAACCAGGAGTGTTCGATGAGTCAACAAACTGATATCCTGACCCGATGGGCCGTGAAACACGCGACTGACGGGAAGGTCGATCTGGCTGCGTTGCTTGAGGCAATCGAGCGCGGCGTCGAACCGGCTAAGGCCCACGTGGCCGCACCGGCACCCGAGCCGAAACCCAAGGCGTACAAACCCAAAGCCCCGCCCGAGGCAGACGATGAAACCGCCAAAGATAGTAGCTGAAATAGGCTGCAACCACATGGGCGATATGCAACTCGCCAAGAAGATGATTACCGTGGTTGCTGAGTGGTGTACCGACACGTTCGACTACCGGGCGCCGGACCTACCGCGTCCCGTGGTGAAGTTCCAGAAACGGTGTATATCGGAGTGCCTGAGTGAGGCGCAACGCGCAGCACCGCACCCGAACCCGTCGAACTCCTACGGGGCGACCTACGGCGAACACCGGGAAGCCCTTGAGTTCACCGTCGACCAGCACCGGGAACTGAAAGAGTGGTGCCTGGACGTAGGTGTTGAGTACGCCTGTTCGGTGTGGGACGTAACGAGCGCCCGGGAGATCATGTCCCTTTATCCGGCGTGGATCAAAATACCGAGCGCCTGTAATACCGACTTCGAGATATTGGGCAAACTGTGCGCCTCATACGAGGGCCAGATCCACATATCGACGGGCATGACCGAACCGTGGGAACTGGAGAAGATCGTCAGTTACATGGAGCGGATGGGTGCCAGTAAGCGCACGATCCTCTACGCCTGTACATCAGGCTACCCTGTCCCGGCGGAACAGACATACCTGCGTGAGATACAGTCCCTGAGTACCGTCTACGGGCACCGAATCGCAGGGGTAGGGTTCTCGGGCCACCACAAGGGTATAGCCATCGACATGGCCGCTGTGGCGTTCGGGGCCAAGTACATCGAGCGGCACTTCACGCTGGATCGTGCAGCCCGGGGGACCGACCATTCGGCCAGCCTGGAACCCGAGGGGTTGCGGAAGCTCATCAGGGACAGCGTGGCGGTAGCCGAGGGCATCCAGTACAAGCCCGCCATAATGGCTGACATCGAGATGGAGCAGCGCAAGAAACTCAAGCGTCGGACGGACGCGGTGGTTCCGGCGGCGGTCAAGGCGGCTGAGATCAACACGTTTACCGGGCCGAGGTGTGTGTGATCATCGAGATCCCCGTGGCGATAGACGATGACGGTACTAAATGGGTGATCGACCTGTGTCGATGGGAATACGGCACATATAAACGCGGGCACCCCGAAGTGCGCTTTTACGATTGGACTCAACGATGATACTGGGGTTGATCTGTGCCCGCGCTGGGTCTCAGGGTATCCCCGGCAAGAACGTGCGGATGCTCTGTGGTAAGCCCCTTATCAGGTGGGCTATCGACAAGGCGCTCGAGTGCCCGCTGATCGACAGGGTGGCGGTCAACACCGACATAGACGGCTACTGGGGCGACCAGATACTCCACCTCCACCGGGTGCCGGCCCACGCGCAGCACGGGTCGAGCAAGTGGGATGTCTGGTTCGATTCACTGGTCCAGGTGGAACACTCTGAAGGCAGTACCGTCGATGCGGTGGTCGATATTGACGTTACAAGGCCCCTCACGACGGCGTCAGACCTCACTTCGACCATCTACGCCTACCTGAACGACTCCGAGGCTGACAGCATGATAGCGGTCGCCCGGGCGGCTAAGACTCCCTACCAGGATATATTGGAGTACGACCTCGACGGTAGGCTACGCACATCCAAGACGCCATCGGTACGGAATCGGCAGGACGCGCCGGCCTGTTGGTATCACGGTGGGGTAAACGTGGTCGGGCGGCACTCACTGATGACCGACGCCGACCTATTCGACGGGGTTGTGCATGGATTTGAGCTACACCCCGGGCGTGTACACGACATCGACACGCCCGAGGACTGGCAACTAGTTGAGTTCCTGATGTCGCAACGAAAGGTGCCGGTATGACGCTCTACCGCAAACTATTGGCGTTCGGGCGCACGTTTCCGCCCCTGTTCGGCAGCACCGAATACATGACATGGCTGTTCCACTCGCTCGTCGTGTGTGCCATGATCCTGATCGGGGCTATCTGGGACATGGCGTTTGAGTTCTGGGTATTGGGCGTCTGGGGGTACTTCTGGCGGGAAACCGAGGGGCCGATCTACTCCGGCAAGGTATCGCTTGACGATGTGATGGACGTGCTGGTGCCCTTGGTACTCGGTGGGGCGCTGGTGTGGGTTTTGTAGGTGCCTAATAGCCCGACCGGCGGGATCGTCCGCAATGCTATCGCCCTAAGGCGCTATGAGAACGGGGTGGCCCGAGACATAGGGGCTATCTTTGATCGTGGCGCCCGTAGGCTACAGGCCGCTGTACTGCGCCGTGACCCAACCGCCGTAACCCCCGGGAACCGCGCGCGCCGAATCCGCGCACTCGACCGCGAAATGAACACAATCCTAGACGAAACGTACCGTGAGGCCCGCGCGCTGGGGATGGACAGTACGGTGTCCGTTGCACAGGTCGAGGAAGCGTTCGCCCACCAGCAGCTCCAGCGGTCGGTCGGTGCGGCGGTCGATATCAACACCAAGCTCCGAGGGCGCGAGTACTGGCGGTCGGTCATGACAACCGACCCGATACAGGGCCACGTTATGGGCGATTGGTGGAAACAACAGCGCCGGGATACGGCGTTCCAGTTCAGGCGTCAGGTGCAGCTCGGGATGACGCAGGGCGAGACGGTGGACCAGATCGTTAGACGGGTGCGGGGCAGGGTCGTGCGAGGCCAACTGGTCGGTGGCGTGATGGGTGTCTCCCGAAAACACGCCCAGACCCTGGTCCGCACCGCAATCAACCAGGTATCGAATACCGCCGCCTTTCGGACCTACGAGGCCAACCAGGACGTAACCAAGACATACAGGTATCACGCGACCCTCGATTCCAGTACCTCGGAGATATGCATATCGCTCGACGGCAAGGAGTTCGCGTACGGTGAGGGACCGACGCCACCGCAGCACTGGGGTTGCCGGTCAACCATCGTCCCAGAGGTCGATTGGGAAGGCTTGGGCCTGAGTAAGCCCGATCCCGGTCAGAGGGCGGCGGGTAAGGGTACGGTCTCAGCGGATACCGACTACTCGGGCTGGCTACGCGATCAACCTGATAAGGTGCAGAACACGGTACTCGGCAAGGGCAAGGCTGAACTGTTCCGGTCGGGTAAACTGGATCTGCGGACACTGGTACGACAGGACGGGACGAGCTACACGCTGGAACAGTTGCAAGACAGGGTTACGTGACTAAACCCGGCGGGCATGAGTTCATCAAGCTCAACAACGAAAACCTGTCGATGGCTGACCAGTACATATGGGATAACGCGCAATGGCCGTTCCCGACGCTACCCCAGAACGCCTACAAGGGGCAGCAACTGATTATCTGCGGCGCCGGGCCGTCACTCGAGCAAGCCCACAACCGGATAAAGCAGCACCACGGCCACGTCTGGGCCTGTAATTCAGCCCTCAATTATCTGACAGAACACGGCCTAAAGGTCACCCACGGGTGCGCCATCGAGCAGACCGAGCGGATGTACACCGAGGTGTGGACCGATCCGCCCGACGTGGCCTATTTCCTGGCATCGTCCTGCCACCCCGGTCTGGTTACCCATCTCATGAAGGCGGGCATCAGGCGTGTGGCGTTCTTCCACAACTTCACGGGCGTCCCGGGCGAATATGAGCTTTACCAGAACTGCTACGAACCGACGATAGTCACAGGCGAGGGGCTGAACGTCACCAACCGGATGCTGGGCGTTGCGCTCCATCTGGGCTACTCCAAGATCTGGCTGGCTGGCGTTGACTGCGCCATATCGGAGGACGGGGCGTTCCATGCGGGCGGCGCGACCCAGGACGATAGGGTGTATATGGACGGCACCCCTGAGTTCAGCGCGGCTATCGGCACCCCTGACCGGCACTGGCGGTCGACGCCTGACATGCTGATGAGTGCCATCGACTTCGCTAAGAAGCAGCAAAAGTACCCATCCAGGGTGAAGATCATCGGGGACGTACTACCCAAGCGGCTCAGGAACAAGAACGACGAGTTCCTCGACCGGATAGTGAAGTGGGCCAACGCAGAGGAGCATCAGCGGTTAATGGCAGGGGTGCTTGAGGTTGACACCGAAAATAGTTAAGCCAAATTAACGTCCAAGAACCGTAACCCTGCCGAGTGCAGGAGGAGCGAACATGCCCGAGGTAGATCAGTCTGACGAGTTTCAGGCGGCAGTAGAGAAAGCGGCGCAAGCCAAAGTGGACGCCGAACTGGCAGGACTCAAGTCAGCCCTCGCCAAGACCAAAGAGGAAAAGAACAAGGCCAAGGAGAGGCTGGCTGAACTCGATGGGATTGACCCCGGGGAGTTCGCTCGACTCAAAACCGAGTCGGAAAAGCGAGAGGCCGAAAGGCTCAAGGCCGCTGGTGAATGGGATGTGAACGAGAAGGCGCTCCGGTCGAAGTACGAGACCGAACTGGCGCGGGAACGGGAAGCAACCAGCGGGAAGTTCGCCGCAATGGAGCAGCAGTTACACCACGAACTGGTCGAGTCGCGGGCGCTCCAGGCTATGGCAGAGAACGATGTCAAGGAGGTTGTCGGGCTGAAACCTCACATTCTCAGGCACCTGAAGATGGTGGAGGAGGATGGCAAGTACCGGACTGATGTCGTTGACGAAAAGGGTGACCCGATGTTCGTGGACGGGACGAGGGATCGGATGTCAACCGCCGATCTGGTGAAGTGGATGGGGTCACAGAAAGAGTACGCCTGGGCCTTCCGGGGCACGGGATCTGCTGGGGGCGATGCTTCCGGCAATGCGGCAGGGTCGCAAGGAGATAAGTTCTGGGTCGGCAACAAGACCCGGGATGGAGCAGAAATCATCTAGCGGCCCTGGTAACGCCATAAGGCTCCGGGGCGCGTAAACAGGAGCAAAAATGGCTAACAGCTTTACGAACGTCATTCCGCAGATCCTCAAACAGGCTCTGCCGGTATTGCGTCAACAGTCGATCATGCCCCGGCTCATCAATCGCGACATCGCGAACGAGCCAATGGAGCGCGGCAACACCGTCGATATCGGTATCGCGGATGCCGGGACCGTGCGGGACGTAACCCCTGGTGTGACCACCACGGCGATCAACGTCACCGGCAGCAAAGTCACCCTGAACCTGAATATCTGGCGTGAGGCCGGACACACGGTCACGGATAAGGATCTGTCCGAGGTCATGAACGGCTATCTGCCGCGTCAGGCCGAAGAGGACATCAAGGCGCTGGTCAACGACATCGATCAGAAGATCATGGACGAGGCGTACAAGTCCTTCTACAACTTCGCCGGGACCACGGGCACCACGCCCTTCGCTGGCGCTGCTCCGGTCACCTCACTGGCTGACTTCAACACCACCCGCGTTCAGTTGAACACCGGGTTGGCCCCGATGAGCAACAGGTCCATCGTTTTGGACCCGGCGGCTGAAGGGAGCGCGTTGATCATGTCGCCGTTCATTAAGGCTGACGAGCGTGGCGACCAGGGCGCGATCCTGGAAGGCCAGATCGGTCGGAAGCTGGGCGTTGACTGGTACATGAGCCAGAACGTCCGCACCTTCACCCCTGGTACGCTGTCGAACGTCACCGCTGTTGTGACGAAGATCGCGTATGCGTCGGGCGCCACCACGGTG